CTTCCGAACCAGAAAAAAAGAAAGGGGGTGCGGTTTTTGAAAGCGTATACGTCAAAAGCGGTTGCCGCATGGCTTGACATATCAGAACGCAGAGTGCGCCAGCTGCGGGACGAAAAAGTGATAACGGAAATCAGACCGGGGCTGTACGATTTGAAAACCGTAAACCACCAATACATAAACTACCTGCGGAAGAACAACCCGGACAGCGAAAGCACAATAAATTACAATGCGGAGCGGGCAAAACTGGTGAGAGCAAAGAGGGAAGCGCAAGAACTGGAATTGAAGCTGCGCAGAAATGAAGTTCACACCACAGAGGACGTGGAACAGGTAATGACAGACACGCTGGTTAGGTTCAAAACAAGACTTATGGCAATACCTGCAAAGTTAAGTCCGATTTTATCAAAGAAAAAGGACCAGACAGAAATTTTCAAGCTGCTGAAAAGCGCTATTGATGAGGTACTGGAAGAACTTTCAGACTTTCAGACAGTGTTTGGGTACGGTGTAGAAGATGAAGAAACACACAGCTGATATGTTCGCCCGCATTTTTAAGGTATTGCAGCCGCCACCGGAAATGACACTTTCCCAGTGGGCAGATAAATTCCGCAGGCTGTCTGCCGGGTCTTCCGCAGAACCGGGACGCTGGAAGACAGCAAAAGCCCCGTACCAGAAAGAAATCATGGACGCAATAACAGACATCACAATTAAAAAAGTGGTGATAATGTCAGCGGCGCAGGTGGGAAAAACAGACGCAATGGTGCTGAACCCTATTGGCTACTATGTGCATTATGACCCGTCACCGATTATGGTTATACAGCCCACAATAGACATGGCAGAGAAGTTTTCAAAAGAAAAGCTGTCACCCATGCTGCGTGATACCCCCGTACTTGCGGACAGAATAAACGAAAAGTCACGAAACAGCGGTAATACAATCATGCAGAAGATATTCCCCGGCGGTTTTATCACTATTGCCGGGGCAAATAGCCCAACGGGATTGCGTAGCCACACAATCAGAATATTGCTTGCGGACGAAATAGACGCATACCCAGCCAGTGCAGGAAAAGAGGGCGACCCGCTTCTATTGGCTTCAAAAAGACAGACGACGTTCTGGAACAAGAAGCAAGTGGACATTTCCACACCGACGGTCAAGGGCGTATCAAGAATAGAAGTGGAGTACGAAAACAGCAGCCGGGGAGAGTGGAACACGCCTTGCCCGTGCTGCGGAGAACTGCAACCGCTGGTCTGGTCAAATGTAGTCTTTGACAAAGAGGACTTGTCAGAAATCAAATACGCTTGCAGCAAATGCGGCGTCATATCCAGTGAAGCAGAGTGGAAAGAACACTTTACAGAGGGAACCTTTGTGCATGAGGACCCGGAAAACCCCGTGCGTGGGTTCC